CTAGAGTACCTATATGTAAGTCCGCGTTTATTCTATTTATTAACCAATTAAACACACTATTATGAACTATGATAACTGGAAGTTAGCCAGCCCAGATGATTATGGCTGCGAACTCTTGAGCCCATGTTGCGGCTCACATTACACAGACGGATTTGATGAAGACTCTTTGGAGGTATATATTTGTGATTCTTGTAAGGAACAATTTGATGAACCTATAGAAGATTATGAATTTAAATCTCGTATGAGAGATGCTTATCTAGAAGATCTTATGGATGACAGAAGATTAGGATTATAAACCAATTAAACACAAATAATATGAGTATTAAAACTATTGATAAGCCTATGCAAGGTAGCGCCGGCATAGCAAAGAAGATTAACAAAGGCGCTGAGAAAATGGTGTTTGACATTTTACAGTCAACACAGTATTCTATGCCAATACAGTCTACTATTAGAGAGCTTGTAACAAATGCATGTGACTCTCAGCGTGAGAAAGAGGTAGCACTGGAGATTATAACAGGTAAGAAGCAAGTAAAAGACTATTACATCGAGCGTCATGGTGCGCAGTATGAAGATAGTAACTTTGATATAAACTATTATAGTCTAGCACATTTACAGCATGGTAAAAACCATGTGGATCTACTATACACAGAGAACGAAGGTGTTGGATATTGTGATACATTTTCAGTTACAGACTATGGTGTAGGTATAGGTGGTAGAAGACTAGAAGGTATACTAGAGCTCGGTTACTCTACAAAGCGTAACACAAGCGAGAACTTCGGTGCCTTTGGCCTAGGTGCAAAAGCTGCACTATCTACAGGTGTAGATTTCTATACTATAGAAACTATATATAATGGTATGCGTTTTAAATGTAACTGTTACAACTACAAAACTGATTTTATTATACCAGCATTTAATGCAAAGACAGGTATGCAAAATAAATTCATAACGTTTAGTGATGGTACTAAAGTATACTATGAACATTCTAGTGAGGTAAATCAAACTACAATATCTTTTGGTGTAAAGAAACACAACCGTAGCAAGTTTAGAGATGCGGTAGAAGAGCAGCTGTTGTATTTTGACAACGTTAATTTTACTATTAAATACGAAGATGGTGAATGTAGAGATATACATTTTAAAGCTGAAATATTACATAACTCTGAGAATCTTATAGTTGCAGATAGTTACTATTTTAGTAAGCCGCATATTGTTCTTGTAAAAGATAAGAATGCTAGTACAGGTATTAACTATGGCTATATTGACTTCAAAGAGCTAGAGATGCAGCAAATGTATGGTTCTATTGCCTTCAAGTGTCCCGCTAGACAGGTGATCACTAACGAAGATGGTACAGAGACTGTATTGCAAGAGGGTGTAGATGTTACTCCATCTCGTGAGAAAGTTATATGGAATGAGGCTACTAAGAAATACATCAAAAGTGTTATTATGGCTGCTGCACAAGAGGCTAGTGACATGGTTCAAGAACAGCTTAAAGAGAAAGACTTTCTTAAGTGGATTGATAAGTGTAGGTCTATTATATCAGGTGATAGTGATGAAAATAAAGTTCTAAATAAAATTGCTCGTATCATTGACAGAGACCTAATTAAACCTAGGTTTGAGCCTGATCCTAGAATTGTGTACGGACCAGCTAATAAACTATTTGAAGGTTTTAAACTAATGAAGCCTCTAAGAATAAATGGTAAGATAGACAGAGAGCCTGTTAAAGAATGGCACGGTATTGATGCTAAACATTTATACTTTAGAAAAGAGCAGTTTAGTAAATACAAAGATTTGTATCTTATGAAGAAAGACACAGAAGATAGCTATTCTCTTAATAGTGTTGTAACATTTAGTAGAATAGACTTAGACGAGCATTTTAAAGAGGATTTGATAAAAGCTACAGATAAATCTTTTGTTATAAAAGAGAAGAATAGAGTTCTTGCTAAACGTACAGCGGTATTTAATTTTATTACACAATCAGAGTGGTACAAAGACTATGACAGTGTTGTAGTTCCTGATGAGTTTATTGCAGACTGTAAAGAACAAGAGCTAGAAGACGAAGAAAAGTCTAAGTATTCTAATCTAACAGCTGCAGAACGTCGTGAGATAGAGAAAAGAATGGTTGCATATACTCTTAGGTGGGATCATCGTAAAGATGATAGACTTACACTAGAGAAGATAGAACCTAAAGCAAAAGATCTTATGGCTAGTTCTACTCGTATCTATTATTGTACTAAAGAAGATGAAGATAAAATGAGAGTTGCTGCAATGTTACTAAAAAACACTGTGCCAAGTTTTAAAGAAGTTTATCCAAAATCTAGTTGGTATGCTAATGGTAATCAAAGAAATTCTTGTGATTATCCTATTTATTGGTATGAGCATCCGCCTGTTAGATATATGAGGTGGGATAAGAAAGGTGAGTATGAGGAGTGGGCTGCTGATCCTAAACAAGGATGGGATACACCACAACTTATACGTGTTAGTCAAAACAAGGTTAAGTTTATTACACAAAACCCTAATGTCAAACACATCGACGAACTATTTTTACAACTAACAGATAAAAACGGATATACTATGGATAATTCACTTGTTAAATATTACACTGCGCATAAACTAGAAAAGATAAACCTATTTAGATTTATGCAAGGTCTTGGATGTATACATCCTGAGCTACAAAAAGACTATTGTGAGCTGCTAGATTTACGTAATGATAATTACTCTGAATGGGAGTACAGAACTGCTCGTGATATGGCACCAGATCTAATTAAACACATGGACAAACTGTTTGAGTTTCAACAGTTTATACAACAGTGTGATGATCCAGATTTGATACAAGAAAAGTCTAAAGAACTGTTTGTTTTGTCAGATATTGGTGAGGCTAAAGCCGCAGATTTGACTATATTAGCTAAGTATAATAATATTGTAGAATTTGCAGAAGAAGTTAAACCGCTACTAGATGAGCTAGGATGTCTTGAGAACAGAGAATGTGATATGTCTCCTGAACTCGAGAAAGAAATCAGAGTTTATCTAAGAGCTAAATCTAGAGAAATATGGGAAAACTAATAACTAAGGATGTACGAAAAACGTTCACGATAAGGCCTTCGGGTAGATCTACGGATTTTATATCTCCTAGTTTTGGGTATGGCTGTTTGTATAATTGTTCTTACTGTTATATGAAACGTCATAAAGATAAAGGTTTGTCTATTGCTGTAAACACCGGTGATATATTAACAGAGATTAATAATCATGCATACTTTACACCAGTAGATAAACCTAATCAGACCCATGCAGAGTACACCACTTATGATATTAGCTGTAACGAAGATTTTGCGTTGCATGCTAAATATCATGATTGGCAAAGAATATTCGAGTTCTTTAGAGATCATCCTGTAGCTATGGGTAGTTTTGCTACTAAGTTTGTAAATCCAGAGTTAATAAACTTTGACCCTAAAGGTAAAATACGTATTAGATTTAGTCTAATGCCACAACATAAGTCAGATTTACATGAGCGCGGTACATCTAAGATCATTGATAGAATAAAAGCTATCGATGCATTTATAGAAGCCGGTTATGATGTGCATGTAAATTATAGTCCTATTATTGTATACGATGGTTGGTTACAAGACTATGAGTATATATTTGATATGATGAATGACTATGTAAGTTACAAAGATCAAGTTTTAGCAGAGTGTATATTTTTGACACACAACTTTAAAAAACATACTGTAAACTTAGATAGACATCCAGAGACAGAAATAGATCTATGGGTTATTGATAAACAAGAGATAAAAAAATCACAGTATGGTGGCGAGAATGTGCGCTATAAACTTGGAGAGAAGTCTAAATACATTAAACAGTTTAGACAGATACATGAAAGCAAAGTGCCTTGGAATACTATAAGGTACATTTTTTAACCAATTAAATATATAAATATGATTACAATTAATGTTATAGAAAACAAAATCTGTGGTAGTTATGGAGAGCATCCATTCACAGTGGATTACAGCAAAGAGCTGTATGATGAAATGCAAGACCTAGCAAATCAGGCAAACAATGTAACTACAATAGAGCAGTATAATGATATACTAGAAGCTTTTGCACAGCTGACTGTTGTAGATTATACTAAGACTATTGAAACACAATGTCCTTACATACATATTAATAAAGGCACAGGAGAGTTCTTTCTTAAGCACAATGGTGTAGTATCTAGTATACCTATGCCAGAGGCGCTTGTAGATAGAATCTTTGAGTCTCTAGACAAAGAGATAGACTTTATGCCTTTAGTAAAAATGTGGACAAGGTGGCTAAGAAATCCAATCTTGTGGAGAAAGATGAAGCAAGGTCATGGAGAAGATTTCTGTAATAGATTCTTTAACTTTGTTAATATGCAATATGTGCATCCTAAACATAAAGAGGATCTTATAGAAAACCATGGGTTAAGCGAAGAAGCAGCCGAGAAAAGAGCAACGATGTACCAAATGAAGATCACCCATGAGGGATTGTTAAATGGTTACAAGGTCTCTAGAGAAGTGCTGCATAAGTTTAACCCAGAAACCGGTGAACAAGAGGATCGTTACAAAAGAACGTTCAATGTTGATACCGGTGAGATAGAGGGAGACGGATTACCAGAACACGTAGAAGATAGACTATTTGAACCCGCGGTTATGGGTAACAGTGGGGATGCATTCTTCTGTGAGGGCCCAAATGGTTATGGTAGTCCACAACACTTTATCAAAGTGGGTTGTACCCACAGACTAGCTGACTGGAGCCAGGTTAACGTTAATGATACAGTATCATGCGTTAAGGGGCTTCACGTTGGCGGCCTTAAGTATATTGCTTTCTACAGCGGTGAGATACATAACATATTCGTAGACCCAATGCATATTGGTGCTGTGCCTTGTGATGTAGACGGCGCTATTAGATGTAAGCAATACTTTGTCCATTCATCTCTAGCAGGTGTCAATGGATCTATTTACCATAGTTCTAGCTATGCAGCTATGACAGATGCGGAGTGGGATGAGATGAGAGCTAAGGCTGTACAAGAGCGCGCAGAGAAGAAAGCTCAAAGTGACAAGGAAGTTGCTGAGCTTAATGCTCTGTAGCTAGTGTTTAATTGGTAGGATGAAGGGGGTGAAGTACTGAGTAGCCCCCTAAATCCATTAAAACTTAAAATATGAAAAGAGAAGATAAGATAGCTCTAATAGACGGCGATAGTCTAATCTATTATGAGATGAAAAAGAATACCTTAGAAGAAGCACTAGCAGGTATTGACATGAGGATAACACAAATGCTAAATATAACTGGGTGTAAATATTATGCCGGTTTTCTAACCAAGGGTAAATGCTTTAGATACAACGTAGCAACTACCAGACCATACAAATACAATAGAAAACGAGATGATTTACCAATTATATTTCCTGCATTAAAAGAGTATCTACAACAGCAATGGAAGTTTACATACGTACCAGAGCT